CCAATAAGTTAATCACTGAGTCTACGACTGACGATATGGTCAAGACTATCAGGACCATGCTTTCTCTTTCCATTGCTACTACCTTTCTCTGCTTGTTTAATTAGCTCTGCAAACCAAAGTAACTGTTCTGTGTCCATTTTGAATGGGTTTTCATCTGGGTTTAACCAGAGAGCAAACCTAGGAGGAAATCTTGGGATCATCGTTAAGTCCTTTTGATTTGTACTTTTTGTGATCCATAGCACCTGGTCTAACTGGTTGCATGGTTTCACTTGGCACATAAGTCTCTCTATCAAAAGCACTGTCTGTAGGGAAAGTAGCTATTTCAAAAGACACTTCAGTTGTTTGTTTGATCTCTTCTAAATACTCTAGAGGAGACTTCTTGTTCATGTTCTCCTCATGCTTCTGCCAACGAGTCTTAATCTCGTTGATTAGTTTTCTGTTTGCATCTGCTGCTTCTGCTGAAATTTTCATACTGACTCCAATTTAAAACCATCACCAACATCCACAATCTTTATTTTGCCTTTGTGGATACCATACAGCATCACTGCCATAGCAGCGTTGTGTTTCTTTAAATCGCTAGTCAGTTGAAAGTTAAAGTAAGCCAATGCTAAGTTCAACACTATCAACGTAGCTTCTAATACAGTTAATTCAATCATAAGTACCTCATTATGTAATCTTGCCAATGTGCTGTGTCTGCAAACAAACAAGCGTCTAGTCCGTGTTTAGCTGCCCAGTCTAGGTAGGTGGTGCTACTCTTCTTAGACAGTCCTTGGTTGCGCTGTAGCACGTAAAGAATAATGATGTCTGGGTGCTGCTGCTTGATGAGCACAGCCTTCTTTCTATCTGTACCTGTCCATAAACCTTTGGTTTCTATGTACACGTTATTAGTAACAGTGAAGTCAGGTGTGTATGTGTGGTTGCTTGCTGGGATAACGTACTTGATCTTGTCTTGTTCGTACCCTAGCTTCCACCCTTTTGCTTCGCAAGCTGCTTGGAATCTAGACTCTAAGCCGCTGCGATACCCTGATGGGTTATGTCGTTTAGGTCTTGGCATTAAATCGCTCTTCCCTAACTTTCATAAAGACATCTGCCCAGGTGAAACAAGTTTCTACAACCTTAGTTGAAGACACTTCTCCTTCGCTAATCATTTTTAGAACTCCATCTTTACTGCCTAGCTAACTGAGCATTGCTATAGCTACATACTCTCGCATAGTCATGTGCTGCATACCTGTATCTTTAATCATGGTGTTCCTGTGTGATTGGTGGTTCCCAACTATCGTTAGGTTTCTGCCAGATGTATAGCAGTTTCATGTTGAGGTGAAAGCGTTCATCATCGCTATAGAGTTCACGGCACTTGTCGTACCACTCTTCAGGCAACAGCTCTTCTAATGCTCGCTCTGCCTTTACTGGACCAATGCCAGCTACGCCAATGATGTTGTCACTACGATCCCCTATGAGGCTTTGCATGTATAAGAACTTTAAGCCTTGGTCTGGAGTTACCTCTTGAAAAAGCTTCTTAACAAAGTTGTAATGCTTGCCTGGGATCTGTAATAAATCTTTGTCTATGCTGCAAATAACTGTTGTTCCAGCTTCTTTGTCCTGTTGTATGCCCATCTCATCGTCTGCTTCGTAGCCGTTACAGATGATTGCTTTGTGCTGTGTTACTAGGAACTGTCGTACTGCTTCCCAGTGTGTTGGTCTTTCATCTGGTCTGTTAGCCTTATAGCTAGGTGCTATCTCCCTACGGAAATTGCCACTACCTGTAAGGTAAACGCTGTAAGACGTAGCACCTGTATCAGCCAAGATGTCTTGGATCATTTGGTCAGCCCTGGCTTGGGCTATCCATTGTTCGTCTTCGTTAGCTGATGCTGCTCCACGATAGACAACAATATCTCCGTCAATTAGTGCTCTCATTTATTTCTTTCTAAAAAGTTGGGGGCTACGATTTGGTCGTTTTATATACATTTGCATGTATACGTGTATAGGAAAGCCAGAAAAATATACACATCAACATCCTCGAATGCTGGCTTGACAGCCCCCTAAAATCACTCAACGGCAGATTCTGCTTCAGCTTCTGCTAAGTCTAAATCACCTGCTGTGTAAGCTTCGAACTTACGTGCAAGAGAAATAACAAAGTCCAGATTACTTGCTTCTAACTCAAAAGGCTTGCCCCCACGAGCAGCAATGTAGATGTCAGTTGCACGAGCTAGTGCGTTCTGACGAACGATTGCACGATCTCCGTGTAGAGGAGGGATTGGAAACACCTTAGCTGCATAGCCGCTGCCAGTTGTTTTAGGCACTGCGGTAGTAGTGTTACTAGTAGCAGCTGGGGGAGGTGTTCCAGCTCCTTTACGGAGAACGTTAACTTCTTTGGTTTCAAGACCGTAAGGACTAGTGTTGCCATCAAACTCTACTTCATCTCCTACATTTGCGTTAGGATTCTTAAAGCCACATCTAAGCCATGTGCCATTAATTTTAAGAGAGTAAGTAGGTTTGTTACCAAACTTAGTATTTACGTCTTTTGTAGAGATAGCCTCTACGATGCCTGTCATCATTGTCATTTTATAACTCTTTCATATCAAACCAATTTTTACCGATTGATGCTCCTGCATTGAGCTTCAGAGCCAACGGCACTTTAAATCTTTCCTCAAAGTACTTGTGCGTGTCTTTGAGTATTCCTGTTACCTCCTCTATAAAATCATCCGCAGCATAGCTTTGGACATCAAACATAATAGAGTCGTGGATAGTGTTAACCATCTTCACGTTATCTCTACCTTCTATACATCTGAAGATAACTCCCAACATCATTGGGACAATATCGCCAGTTGCTAGACCTTGGATAGGGTAGTTCTTCAATTCAGTTGGACTGAAATTGTAGGTCCTTGTAGACCAACTACTCTCATTGAAGTATTCCTTAAACGAAAATCTACGACCTGTTTCTGTTATTAAAACAAACGTCTTTACTTTCTCTCGGAATCCATCATCATCTAGTTCGTATGTAGATTTGCTTTCTACTTCTTCTGCAAACTTAGTGTGCCACGTTGCTACCTGTGGGTAGCGTGTGTAGAACACATCTACAAACTTCTTAGCTTCGTCAAAGCTGCATCCAGCTTGTTTGGCAATGGCTTTAGCACCAGCACCGTATATGAGTTGAAATGTTCTTGCTTTAAATGGTTTACGTTCCTCCTTTGTTGGTGGTCTACCAAACATACCTTCGTACAAAGCACTGTGTATATCAATGCCACCTGAGATGTCTTTGATGAGTTGTTTGTCTCTAGTAACATGTGCTAGAGCTACAACTTCTAGTTGATTGAAGTCAACCTCGACAATCACACCATCATTAAACCTTGAATTAAAGATTTGTTTGATAGGGTTGTTGCTAATGTTTTGTAAATTAGGATTGGTTGATGACAAGCGACCTGTAACAGTTGCTGTGTGATTCAACTTACCATGTATGAAGTCACCTATGACATGCTTGCTAAGCCCTTGTACATAGGTTGAGAGCTGCTTTGATAGCTCACGATACTCCAGTAGTTTTTCAATGATCTTGATGGCTTCTGGGTCGAACGTATGCTTGAGCATGTCATTCAACACAGAGTCATCTACCGAGATCTGTCCTGTCTTAGCAGACACCTTGTCAGGGTCTGGTGTGTACCTGATGAATGGTTTGACATCTATGGTTTTATCCATGAGTTTGTACTTAGTCTTGCCATTCTTGTACAGACCTACTTCTTCTTTTACACGTATCTTCTTCTTACCTCCAAAGAAGAACTGTGACCATTGTTTAGGACTGTTGATGTCTTCGATCATGTGTTTGAGAGCCAACTCTTCCAAGTCAAGCTTACATTCAACATACACGTTAACAACTTCTACTGTGTACTCATCAAGCGTTTCTTTGTCAATGTGCAAGCCATTGAACTGCATCTCTGTGGTTGCATGGAGTGCTTCCATTTGAGAGAGTATGAGTGGTAGTTGGTCTTGTTCTATTGCTCGTTTGTATTGCATCATTGCAATCTGTACAGTGTTCTGTACATCTTGCTCTAAATACGGTATGAGTTCTTCTTCAGGTATCTTGTCAGAGCCAAGACCTGCTTGAAAGTATTTTTTGATCCCATCATCCTTGATAGGCAAGCCATACTTGATTGACAATTCATCAAGGCTTGAGAACTTAGTTTGCTGAGCACTTAAGATGTACTCTGCTAACTGTGTATCC